AATCGTAAGGCTGACGCCAACAGAGCCTACGTCGCCGGTGGCGCTTACCCCAGTGATATCTACAGTGATAGGCAGCACATAGTAAGCACCGCCAAACGGACCTTCCGCAAACGAAAAGGCGGCAAAGGCGTCAACTTCGTAGGGCAGTCCCGGCAATACGGTGCCTACCTGCCCAGTAGCGACCACCCCCGTCAGATCTACCGTAACGGTACCAACAGCAACAGAACCTACGTCTCCCGTAGCAAAGACGCCGCTAAGCGCAACATCGAGCGTGCTGGTGACGTTTCCTACATCCCCAGTGCCAAAAACACCGGATAGAGACGTTGTTATTACAGGCGCTACGTCGCCCGCTAGTCCGCTGGTAGATACCCCGGTCAGTACGTCACCACCGGCGTTGACAACGACAGCCCCAACCTCGCCGGTAGCAAAAACGCCAGATACGGCAACAGTCGTATCAACGCCAACAGAACCTACGTCACCTGTAGCAGCAACAGAAGTTATCTCGGCAGCGGTTTGTGCAGAGACATCGCCTACCTGCCCGGTGGTGGAAACCCCGGTAGTTTCTACAGTAACCGGTAAGAGGTAGTAATCTCCCCCGAATGGACCTTCAGCAAATGAAAAGGCAGCGAAGGCATCCGCTTCATAAGGGAGCTTAGGCGCTACAGAACTAACTTCCCCGGTGGCTACTACCCCGGTAAGTGCAAAAGTAAATTCGGCGCTTAGAGAACCAACATCTGTGTTGGTGACAACGCCAGACAGCGTGTCAAGGCTAGAATCGACAGTAACAAGACCGGCTTCACCTGTAGCAGCAACCGTAGTGAGCGCGATGAAGAAATCATCGGCTGCCAAGCCAACATTACCAGTAGCTTCAACACCGGTAAGCGCTGGGGCACCGCTACCAACAACCGTTCCGACAGCGTCGAAAGAGGTAACACGCGATAAAGCTACGGACCTACTAACGCCAAGGGAACCTGCAGCTCCGAAGGCGGAAATTCCAAAAGTAGGCGCACTGCTGCTTTTTCCAACAGTACCGACGCTTCCAGTAGCAGAAACGCGAGTAAGACTTACTTCAGTGGCAAGGGGTAGGCCGCTAAATGTTGTTGCGGAAAACGAGGTCGTTCCGAACATACATTACGCGGCGGTTCCCCGCCGCGCCCCCGTTACGCAAGGCGAAGCAATGCGAGTGTAGAGCTATTCGTCGGCATAGTGAGCGTAAAGGTTCCAGCAGTCACGGTCTGTGAACCGAAAGTGTGGACGCTTACAGCTCGGTTGCCTTGCGAGTTATTATAGATCAACACCGCATCGAACGCCGTGCTCAACGTCACGTTGGTATACGTGAAAGAGGCAGTAGGCGTCGTAAAAGCGGTCGTGCCGCTGTTGGTAGGCGCGTTCCAAGCAGTGATCGTAATGCCGCCGGGCGTGTAGTTCGTGCCGCTCACTTCGCCAGTCGCGCTGTACACCGTAGTACCCGCATTGACCGTCGCCGAAGCCAAATACAGCGCAGCTTTGAACGAGTCCGCCGTGTTGATGGTACGAGCAGGGTTCGTCGCACTGAAGTTGTGGTAGGCGTTAAGCAACTCCGTCTTGAAAGACGTAGTCATCGCTTGTGTATTAGGCATGATATTTCCTTAAGAGATCATCGCGGCCAGACCGTCGGCCATAACATTTTTCTTCAGAGTCACATGCACGGAACGATGCACAAGCTCGTCCTCATGCCAGTATTCAACCCACACCGTGTACTCGTGGTCATTATCGACGGACCCCGTCCGCTTAACAAGCAGACTCTCGTCCATTTCGCCTTTGGTCGTTGTGATCAGCATTAGGCAATCCTTATGATGGCAGAGGTGCTAGATGCAAACGGAAACTGAACCGTGAATGTGCTAGCAGAGGTCTTGTCGTTCCCAAAATCAAGAATGCAAACAGCAGCGTCTGACGCCGTCACATTATAGATTAGCGCACCACGAGCAGTAAATGCTCCAGTCCAGCTAGGATTGTTGAAAGACAGATACGCAATCCCGTTGTTGAACCCCAGCGCAACTCCCGTCAGAACCTGCCCACCCGTTACGTACGACCCGGTAGGTGCAACCTCCCCCAGCAAAGTAGGAGAGTATGCTGCAGTCGCGGCGTCCAGCGAAGCGCTGTTGTTGTACAACGCCATCTTAAACGTGTCAGCGCTAAAGTTGAACGTGTCAGCGCTAAAGTTGTAGACCCCGGTCAACAGCCCTGACTTGAATACGTTACACGTGTAGTTGCCGGTGAAAGCCATTAAGTCACCGCCTGTCGGTATTGGCCGGATCTGTACGCATCTTGACGCTCCATGCCGTCGCCAAGACGTTTAGCCAGCGCAAGGGCTTCCTTGTATTTCCCGTCATACAGCGCAATAAGATCAGGCTCACCTTTCATGAAGGTGTATGCCTCGACCAGAGACCCGTAGAGCAGCACAGAATCAAAATTGTCGCCAAGCCAGCTCGTGTTCGCGGTCGTGATCGACTCTGGGTAATAGTAAAAATGCAGCTCTACAATGTAGGCGGCATTTGGGGTCGGCCCCAGAATAAACGACAGCTCATTCGTGATGAAGGCACCATTGACGGTCGGGCCAAACAGGGCGTAGTACTTAGGCAGCCCCACGGTGCTGGGACTGGGATACGACTCACGAATGAAGTTAACGTCTTTGTTTAACAAGTAGTGATACTCGCCTGCAGCGTCAACTACAGCTAGCGAATACGTCGCCAAAAAATCATCTGGGCAAGAGAGGTACTTGTTGTTAGGCGTAGTAGCCCCTGTCATGTTCCTGCGCAAAGACGGAAACTGCACCGAGTTGTAGATGCGCTGCTCAGCCTGCTGGATTAAGCGGTTGATCTGCGTAGTCGGACTAACAGTAGACCCGTCCGCAAGCACAACCAGCGGGAATTGGTTCTCCGTATAGCTTTGAATCGCAGTAACAAGCTGAGTGTAGTTCATGATTACGCCATCGGGCCGCGAGCCATCTTGCCTTTGGTCTGATTGCGGGTACCACGCACCACGATGCCAGAAGTCTTGACACCGGGATAGCCATCGCGGTTGATGTTGCCAACACTCATGTTGACTTGAGGCGCAGTACTGCCGTGGTTGGCACCGTAGCCCGAGTTGCTAAGGTCCACGCCGGAAGTCCCGGTCATGGTGTGGGGAGGGGCGTAGACATCGGCGTTGCCGACCTCTTTGCCCATAACTTTTTGTGAGAACTTAGCCATTTACTTGCTCTTTTTGTACGTGAACGAAGATTTTTTCTGATTCATCGCACGTGCGAGGTTCCGTCCGTACTTCTTCATCGCCAACGAAGTAACCCCACCTTTAGCCATGGCCTTGCCATGCATACGCTTCTCATGCACCTTCACTTCCGTGTCGGCAATGGCTTTGACTTGTTTCTTGTCCATCACGGACTCCTTAGGTCGTTACGACCGTTACTGTACCAAGCTGCACACTTAACACCAAGTTATTTGGCGTAAGTCCCGTATCATAGGCTTGCGCCCCACCTACAGGGTTCCAGCCCCACTGAATAATCCTGCTACCGCCTTCAGACGTACCTGCTCCATCTATACCGGGACCGCCATTGATGTTAGTTTGCAGCCCGTTTGTACCAGAAACTTGATAGCTCACATCCGGCCTTGGATCACGCACAGCTTGCGGGTCATTGACCGGGTAAAGACCAAGAGACAACTGCGGCTGATCTGGATCCCAGCAGGAGGGACAAACCTTTAAGTTGACGATCTGGGTCTTAATAATGAGCTTCTTAAGCTCCTTCAGCTTGTACCGCTGACCGCAGCGGTCACATTCCGCAATTGCATACTTACCTGAGGCAAACTTAGACGGCATACGTCACCTCAGTAAAACAACATTCGAGGCACGTACCGTTCAGCCGCCTTTTCGCGGTCCTCTGTAGAGGCAAGCTCCCACTGCTGTTCGTAGTCCGCCTTCAACATAGCGATACGATCAGGAGCTATGTCAGGACGCTTAACGGACAAATAGTAGGACAGCCCCGCTACCAGACAAGTAATCAAACGAAACGGGATGTCTTGGTCTGTAGTGCCATCGCCAGCGTTCTGCATCCGGCGCAGTCGCCAGTAGACAAACGTGTATTGGTTGCCCGGCGCATTGGGCGACGGCCAGACGTTGATACTGGGCAAATAGTTCACCGTGACGAATTGCGTAGGCGATGCTGTATGCCCCACAGCCGTAGTACCGTTCTGTCCACGGAAGCAATTCAGGAGCTGATTGCCCGACACGTTCTGATAGAGAATCGTCTCGTTCTCAATGGTAATGAAGCCGGTTGCCGGGAGATTGCTCGTGCTGCTAAGCGTGATCGTGGTGTCTGTCGGGCCGATTGTCGCGGCAAGATAGCTTGTCGTTGTGTATGACTGCCCGGTCTGCCGGTTGACCCAGACCTGAATCGGCCTGCCCGTCGCGTTCTTGTTGGGATAGGTGGAGTACGTAGACTCAGAGACGCGAGTGATGTTGATGTCAATCTGCGAGGTGTTCGAGCCAGTACGGATCACATGATCCAGCAGGTCAATCGTATTGGTGGGGATCGGGTATGTGATCTGCCCCGTGTTCATGACGATCTGACCTTGCTCGATGGTCCAGAGGTTTATACCGCGATTGGCCCATTCAATTGTCAGTAGGTTCAACGAGCGACGGGCAGTCCGAAACTCGTATCCCGTCCGTACCTCGATACCGGCACGCTCGTATGCCTCCTCAATCAGATCATTGAGGTCTAGCGTAAAACTAGTAGCGCCGGAAGTGGTCATCTAAAACTCGCTGTCTTTTTAGCAATCGTTTTGGGCTGCGCTACGAACTGCTTGCCTTTGGCTTTACCGGCGCGTTTAGCCTTGGTCGTTGCCGCGTATTCGGCAGGGCTAAG